GGTGTTGCCACCAAAGTTGCACTGACAATTGGATCGGTGACGGGTAAATTCTCCGTTGTCCCAGCCAGCACGTTCGTGCCATGCTTGGGTAGCCACGTCAAACACCCATGTGGCGTTGCCGGTGGGAAACGTCAGCACATAGAAAGCATGGCCTTCTTGCTGGTAGGTGTAGGCTACCGCGTCTGAAATGTCGCTGTACTGAGCAATTGCGTACTCAATAGCATGGGTGGATACCCGTTGGCCGGTGTAGCCATTGGCCCTGTAGACGATGCCTTGGCCACGGGCGTCAGTGCCTAGCCAAAACAAGCCGTTGTCGAGCTTGGCTACAGAAAACGCAGCCACGCAACCAATCTCGTTGAAAGCACCTTGAATGCGGGTCAGCGGAAAGTCAGCCAAGCCAGCGTCGTACCAAACTTCAACAGAATCGGTACCAAACAACCAGGCTTCACGGTGGTCTACGATGAGCGCCACCAAACCGTCGGGTGAGCCTTCAGAGCTAGCAAAATCCAACGGATCGACTGACAGGCCGTCCAACAACGAGGTCACCCACACCTTTTGGCTGTCTGGCTCATTGAACACAAAATAACCGTCTAGATAGCCTACAGTCACCGCGCCAGGAAAATCTGGATCAGTGATTTGGGCAAACACGTTGGTGACTTCGTTGTAGATATAGCTGTCAGGATTGCAAGCAAAGAATATCTGGGTGCCGTTGTCGGCAATGGATACGGGGCCAGTGCCGGTTACGGTGCCAAGCAAAGTAGGCACGGCGGTCATGCCCGTAACTTTATAAACTTCCAAACCTGACACCACATAAAAGTCAGACCCGTTGGTCTGGTGTGCCCAAAGAGCGCGGATTGGGCCTGTGCCAATTGTTTGCAAAAAATCTAACCCAGGGCAGCGCGTCAAGAAAGCCGCCGTCTGGCCGCCATCTGGCGTGGCCTCTGGGTACAGATTGACCATGCGATTGTCGGCAGCGTTGATGCTGCGCGCAACGTAGCTGGAGCCAAGAATTGGCGTTTGCATCAATAATTACCGGCGTAAATGTTGAACCGCTGGCGGCTGGCCACAATAGCGTAAGGCATCGACATGATGTCGTCAGGATTGTTGATGCGTTTCAAATTGCGTTTGCTGGTCATTGCAATGCGTTGCACTTGTGGGCTTGGCTCAACGCCAAATTCAGGTGCGATTTCCATCGCCAAGTTGTAGGTAAACGCCCGCAAATAGCCTGGTGGGAACAGAATGTTGGTCACCAAAGTGGCGGGCTGAGTCAATTCCTCAACCGAAATGAAGTGCCATTCCAAATCCCGCGTGGGCTGTGGATAGACGTACATATCAATATCGGGGTAAGTCATGTTAATAAACAAGACTTGCGGATATGTAGATGTCACGGTTTTTACCGCAATACCATCGTATTGTTGTTGATTGATAAATTTGATGCCGTAAGACACGTTAGTGCCTGGGTCACGATAGTAGGTAGCGTCGTCCAACAATATTGGCCGGTTACCTACAAAATTACCTGACGGGCCAAGAGTGCGGTTAATTTGACCCGCTGGCCAAGTAAATACTTGATCTTGAGTGCTAAAAACAGCCAAACGCTCGGTGTTCCATGAATCAATCATTTGATTCAACGCCATCAGCGAATCTTGAGACACGGACGCGGAAGTGGTTTCACCTTCAGCCAACACACCAAGCAATCGCAATGCTCTATTGATTTGATCGCCAGCAGTGTATGTGGCCATGTTTATGCTCCTTGTTCGACCACCTCTGGTGATCGGCTACGACGACGTTTGACTTCCAGTGGAGCCGCCTCAACAGGCGTGTCTAAAGTATATCGCACCCAGCCATTTTTTTCATCTGCTAACGCTTCAAGTTCCATAGTGGCAACTTTGGCACCGTGAACCGGATGAGACATGTAAATAACAGCCATAAGAAAAAGGGGGTGATTAGCCCCCTGGTTGGTTTAGGCAGTAATGCCGATGTTTTTCAACGCGGTACGAAGAGCATTGATGGCGGTTGCCAACTCAGTTCCCGTAGCAGTGTTGGTGACAGCAGTGATGGCCGCAGCTTGTGTAATAGGTGTAAGTCCGTAAAAACTTGCAGTCCCACCAGTTTTACCCATAACCGCAGCGTCAAGTTGCTGGTCTTCGTAAGCAACACCAATTGATTTTGTATTTGGCATGATTTTTTTCCTTTAAAAATAGGGGCCGAAGCCCCCATTTAAGTTTAGGCCATGCGATAGAAAGTCCACGCACCGTCGCCTGTTTTACGGGCGCGCCATGCAGCGGAAGTTAATGTCGCAGAAGTAACCGTACCAACCAAAGTCCAGCCAGTTCCCACTGCAATAGTAAGAGTGCCTGCACCTGAGTTAATAAAGTTGACCTCAAAAAAGCTGTTATTTTTGGCGCTGGAAACCAGCACCTCTGTATCAGCCACAGTAGGTAAAGTCAACGTAGCGGATGCACCAGTATAAATAATGATGCCGTTTGTCAATTCCGCAGCGGTCAACGTAGCAGCAGCTGCTTTAGATGTCGGTGCGGCTTGAACGCCAATATTAACTTCAGATGTATTGCCGTCACCAAGTTGGTAACCGCCTGTGCCGTTAGGTAATGCCATGATAATTTTCCTTCAAAAAGAATTATTGATTAACCCCAGAGACGGCAAGCCATCTGTGGACGAATTGTGCTGAAGCCATACAGTACGTCGATACGGCAAGGCATACGGTCGTTGTTGATGTCGTACTGACGAACAACGCGCAAGCTGATACCGTTATGGACAGCGCGAGCAGCCATATCGACACCTTGAGGCAGCAACAAGTCGGCGGTCGCAAATGTGATCGCGTCTTTGTGGTAGATCAAGTTCTGTGGGTATTGAGTGCTAGCAGTGCCGATAAACACAAGGGCTTTGCTGTTGGCAGGCAATGAATCCATAGTAGCCAATGCGTGTGCGCTGGAATACATAGGAGCCACGGTCACAGTAGCAGTTGTGGTGACAGTTGTTGATGCCAAAACCACAAACTGGAACAGCGAACCAGTGGATTCACGGGTTTGCGGGTTCACAGAAAAACAGCTAGCAATGGTAAACACGTCACCAACAGCAAGGGTTTCACCAGAGCCAACAGTCAATGTCAGAGTGGATGCGCCTTCAGTTGTTACCGCAGCACCAGTGGTGTTGCCAGTAGCAGCGCGGGTGCCGGTAGTGTGTTGCTTGATTGACTGAGACATGTTGATCTCGTCAAATCCCAACACGCCAGTGCCCATCATGCCGTTCTTGAATTGCTTGCTGATAGTGTCTGTAGGATTGAACAGACCTTTCATGCCTTCAACCAAACCAGCGTTTGCAGCAGGATTAACTGTTGCGTAACGTGGTGACATCACAGCAGCAGATTCGTTCAGCTTCTGCTGGGCTTGCAACAGCACCAAAGAAGTAGAAGGAGTGGTGCCAGGTGTGCCGACAGATTGGCCGATGGTTTTGTAAGCGTTGGCAACGTCAGCATCAATGCTGGAAGCCAATTGGCTGATACGAGGTTTCAGAACACGTTCTGCAAAATCGTCCAATTGCATGGTCAACTCAGCAGAGGTGAAGTTCACGCCGATGTGCTTTTGTGAAGCAACAGACAGGGTGGTGTACTGTTCGTTGTCGTCCTGAACTTGCAGGGCGGCACCGTCAGTTACCAGAGCGCGGTCGGGTAAACGAATACGCAGTGTAGAACCGATCTTGGCACCTTCAACAGCGAAGCTGTCGTCGTACTGACGGTTTACGTTACGGGTAAGCACCAAGTTGTTCTCGAGAATCTCAAGAGCTTTTCTGGTGATCATGTCGATCGTTAAGATACTATTAGCCATGAAAAAAGTCCTTCAAAAATTGTTTAGCGGTTGACTTGCGATTCCCACTTTTTTCGTTGTCTTGCTCGTTCAGCTTCAATCCACTGCGAATCCGTCATGGTCTTGGTAGACCGTGGATCAGTAGTGTCATAAGCTGGGCCTCCAGAGGAGCGAGCAGTGACCGGCGAAATCGGTGCTGGCGCAGACGAAGTTCGTTTCACGGGAGGATCGTTGGCCATCTTGGCCTCAATTCTCCCAATTTCCTTAGCCTGCACGATAGGCGCAAGACGAGAGATTCGTTCCGCTTCCTTGGGGTTGGCACCGAGGTAGTAAGCTACTTCAGGGCCTATGTCCGAGGCTCGGATCGACTCAGCCATCACGTCAGTAATGGGAAGTTTCGGGTTGTACGCGACTTGTTCAAAGTCATCATATTTAGCCCGCGCTTCTTCTTCCTGTTCGTGATAAGCATCAAGAATTGCAGATTGCTGCCGTGCTTGTTCTCGTTGGGCGAGCAGTTGTTCGGCTTTCTGATAAGCCAATGCGTCTGCATAGGCTTCAGTGCTTTCAAACTGATCGACTGACGGGATACTTGCTGGCGCTCTTAGCGTTTGCGTTTCCGCTTGGCGTTGAGTCTGCTCTCTTTCCCACTTACGTTGTTCTCTTGCAAGCCTTTTGCCGATTGCTGCATCAAGTTCTTCTTGGGTAAAAACCCGAGATTCTTTTGCCTCATCAGCGACTTCCGGCGCGTTTACATTTGTCTCAGGAGTGGCCGTCACTTCTGCTACGGGCGCGGAGTCTACTTCCGCTAAGGGTTGTTGGACTTCTTCAGTCATTTTTGAATCTCAATGATTCCCTGGTGAACCTCACCAGTAAGGGTTTTCGCCATTATGCCTTCAATGCGGCAACTTTGGCTTGGAA